GAACGTTGACTCAAACGTTGTTGTTCCAGAAGTAGCCACTCATCCTCCTATCCGTCGTAAAATACAGTTACAGACGTGATACCAGTACCTAAGCTAGCAAAGCATCCATTGCTATCAAAAATTACTCCATCATCAGGAATGTATGGATCAAGCATATCGTCTTGATTTGGTGTATCTATCGAAAGTAAAACAGTTCCAGAAGCACTACTATTATTATAAAATTGAAGTTCACCAGCTGTTGCTGAGCTAACTCCGTGTAGTCCTCTGATTCTTGTTCTTCCTCCAAATACTAAACCACTTGTACTTGCCGCAAAACCGCAAGACACATTAGTAACTGTTCCTGAATGAACGATTTGTGTAACTTTTGTATATACTTGTCCAGTCGTAACTGTTGAGCTTCCTGCCGGTCCTGTAATTCCAGACTCACTAACAGTGCTCACTCCATCTTTTCCAATTCCAACAACATTAAAAGTTACGCCGTTGTTTGAATCACCCGCAGTCGAAGTAATATTTACCGCCGCTGCAATTTTATTGGATTCTGATCCACCTGTAAACACACCTGTTCCAGTTGTAAGAGTCATATCTCCTCCACCAGAATTAGTTTGGTTTGCACAGATGTCTGTAGTCGATGAACTTATCGCTTTAAAGTATTTTGCTTTTACATCAGTATTCATTGCACCCATTGTTTTTTCTCCTTAAAATTTTATGCGGGCCCGAAGGCCCACATTAATTTATTTTATTAAGCGTATTGTTTATAAGCAACAATCCAAGTGAATCCACCCTGATCTGAAGCAGTAGTAGTATTCGTAATCTGTAAGAAAATATTTCTTGCAGAAGTACCTGTGTTTACTCTTGGAGACGCAGCAGGTGAAGCATCACTCGCTGTTGTGTCTAAAAGAGTTAGGCTATAGTGAGCGCCTGCAGCTACTGTTGTTCCACCATCTAAAATCTCATCAGTAGAAGCAGTAACCAATTGAGCACCACCTGTAGCAGTACCAACTTTATATCCAATGTCGCCTGAAGCAACTGTTGGAGCTGAAGTACAAACTAATTGTATACTTGTGATTATTGTTTTCGCTGGTTGAGAAAAAGTTACTTCGTTAGTTCCTGCACTTGAATTAACTTTTGCAGTAGTAACTGTTCCCATTGGCTGCATTAGCGTACCAGTGTAAACACCGCTAGCATCTACTTTAAAATTATTTGTGTAGACACCAGTTGTTGCATTTTTACTTGCACCAATAAAACCATTCTCCGATCGTACTGGTCCTGTAAACGTAGTATTTGCCATATTATTATCCTCCTAGTTTTTTCGAATACTGTCTCTAGGCCGTCGACTATACTCGTCAGTATTCTAATTAAATGTATAGTAAAATAGTTATAGCTTAGTTTTAAGTAGAGCGCAAGAGGGTGTGTGATGTGGAGGGGTTTTTTCCAACGATGTAGCTTTTTGTTAAGTAGCTACTGAAACTTGTGGGGCAGCGTCTTCCACCTTGTTTAGCATATGCTCTTTATGAGCTTCTGCTAATTTAATTTGGCTAATGACCTCTCTAACTTTTCGGTCAATTCTAACCATATCGAGAGTATATCTACCCTCGTTAAGATGCTCCTGCTCCCATTCTAGGTCCAGAACCTTCTTTTGTTTGTATAGGTCCTGCAGTTGTGTTTGCATCATTTATAACCTCCTCATAGGTTATTCTATTTGTCGGGCCATACATTCCCGTCAATTCCCATTTTATAACATTTTGTCCTAATTTGTCAACTATGGCATTTTCCAAAGAGGTTGGATTATCTTCTGATTCAACTTCGCATTCTCCAAAGTGATTATAAGCCCATATTTTAACAAGAAATTTAGTCATTCTGCTTTCTATTTTTAGATTGTGGCGAGACTTTGTCCCGCCACAAAATTATTAGGTATTAAGCACCTTCAACGCCAAATATTCCTCTATAGTCAGAAACTCCGAAAGAGTATCTTTCTCTAGCTTTATATCTTACGTTTCCAGTATCAAAGTCACCTTCCATAGCCGTTTTAATTGGGCTTCTGTCAAAGTACTTCATTCCATTTGGAACATCAGTAATGATGTAGAACGCATCTGTATCAGTTAAGAAATTGTTCACTCTGTAACCTTGAGGAACCATTCCCATAGAAACGATTGCATTAATATCATTATCAGCTGTACCAGTTCTACCTTGAGATTTCATCAATCTCTCTGCTGTAAACTGAAGCTCAGAAGGAACGATCATTTTCACTCCTCTAGCTGCAATTTTAAGACCTCTCTCATCTGTCATCTGAGCGATGTCGATTAAAGACTGCTCCAATGAAGTTTCGTTAAGATCTGCTTGAGTTCCTAAAGTATTAGCAACTGTACCAGCAATTGTCGGGTGGTTTGTAGCAAACAAATTGCTTCCGTCGCCAGAAGTAAATTGGTTTGAAGCCACCGACGGTAGTCCTTGTATTAATGGATTTACCGATTTGATTTGTTTAGTGTTAGACATAGATCTAGCAAGAGCTTTTGTATATCTACTAGCAAGTCTGTCATACAAGTTGTCCTCAATCGCTTCTTCAGTTATTGCGAAAGCAAGAGCCACTGTTTCGTGAGTGTATCTTGCAGTGTAAGTCTCTTGAGCATTGTCAAAAGTTACACCTGAACCTTCCGGTTTAACTTGAGCTTGAGCAAAACCTGATAACATAACTTCTTCTTCAAACGCTCTGTCTGAAGATTCAGTTTGATATATTTCAAGATGCTGATTCTCATATCTTTTGTATTCCAGGCCGAATAAAGCATTCAATCCTGGCTCTAGTTCTTTAACTAGTTGTCCTCGTGATATCGCCATAATTTATCTCCTTATCTCCTAGATACCGTTAGCGGATGTTAGAACGTGCTCGTTGATGTTAACAACAACATTGACATTAGCTGCCGCTTCGTCGTTGTCTGGATCTTTCGAGATTCCTAATATCCTTAATTGAGCAGAACTTCCTGTAGCTACTGAAGCTGAAATTTCTGCTTTTGATACGTAGTTTGCTGAATCACCAGCTGTGTACGCAATGTCCGCTACTGTAAAAATTTGAGCCGCTGTGATAGTTCCATCACATTGGATTTCAAATCTTTCGTAAGGGTCATCTGCAACAAAGCCGACTGTATCAGTAGCAGCATTGTTTGCTGCGTAGTGATTAGCCCACGTAGGTTTGCTTGTAGTTGAGTCAGTGTAAAACACCCCGTTAAGTGAACCCATAAGTAAGTCCCCTGCTGCCGCTACATCAATATCTCCAGTGTTAATTGCTTTAACTGGGTCGTTGAAGTAAATGGTCTCAGTTGAACTCGCTTTGATTCCATATTCACTTAAACCTTGGTTGTCTCTGTTCTGACCAACCTTGCCGATTGGTCTAAGACCAAACGCGCTGTCTTTATTTGCCATAAGTTTCTCCTTTTCTATAGCATTTAGTTTAAGTGTACTTTGTTTGGTTTAGAAATTCTTTAATTAGGATTTCTTAGTACCACCAAAAGTTACACGAGTCTGTCGATCAACATTGATCGGCATACTTGGGTGCTGTTCCTTCATAAGATCGTTGTCTACTGCTTTTACCTTTTCAGCGTGCTGATTTTGATAGTAGTCAGTCCGCTGCTGTGCGATCTCTTCCGGTACCCTAGCCAGCACTAGGCCGCCAACTCCGATCACTCCCTTGTATTTGCCGTCTTCAACCACAGGGTAATCACTGTCTGGATATTCATCTGCTCTAACTAATTCATAACCAGATCGTAATCTGCCTTGAATATTTTTAGAGTCATTGAATCCTAAAGATTCAGCTCTTAACCATCTGTGCCTAAAACCTGTCGGCGCAGGGGGTGCATCTAAAGATGATGGTGGAGTCCAAACTTTTTTTCTCTCAGTTTTTGATCTCGTTTGGCTCGCACGAGAGGTTTTTTTATCGTTATCGTTTTTCATATGCTATGCCTCCTTCGTGATTTGTTTTTGTTTCGCATACTCTTCAAGTGGCACACCTAATTTCTTAGCTATCGCTACCTCCGATGATGTGAGTCGGACGCTTTTGCGACCAGTTTTGGTACTTCGCTTAGCTGAAGCTACTGTCTGTACCGGAGCAGGCCGTGAATTATCTCCCTTATCAGTATTACTACCAAATTTGTGGGGGAATTCAAGTCTTATTCTCTTATCAATTTCAGAATAATACTCATCACTTGTAGGGTCAAAACCTTCCTCTTCAGTTAGTTTCTTATGTAAATCAAATGCTGTGTAAGTCATAGCACTATCTTTACCAAACCATTCATTTTTTTCTGACCAGGCTTCCGCTTTTGGATCTGGTGCAGGTGTCTTAGCAAATGGTTTTTGAGACATATCTGCGGGTGTTTTAACCTCGGTTTGTTTGTTTTTATTAAATTCCTCTTGTGCATTTTTTGCTTCAAGGAATTTTGCTTGTTTATATCCTAATTCAGATATTGCACTCATTGCTTCTGTTTCAGCACCTAAATCATTTGCTTCACGTGCAGCTGCAAGTTTTGCTTTAGCCGCTTCCATCCCTGATTTAATACTTTCTTCAGTAGTTTTAAGAACGCTAGGTTCAAGAGTAGAAATTTTCTTGTCAGCTTCTTTTTTAGCTTTCATTATGCTTTGAGCATAAGTGATAGCTTCTTCTTTCTGACGTTCAGCCTCTCTCCACTTCTTAGTTAATTTAGCAATTCTTTTTTGAACGCTTTCTGAATATTCTTTTAATTCGTCTTTCTCTTCTTTAGCTTCCGCTTCAACTTTCTCTTCTTTCGTATCTTCTTGTTTACTTTCCTGAACATCAGCGCTGACATCAGATTTCTCAGATGTGTTAGCGGACTCAGAATTGTCTTGAACAGTTGTTTCATTTTCATATGTTTTGTCCTCCTCTTTCTCTTCGGGCAATTGAACATTTACTTCAGGTCCTGAAGTATCAATGTCAACTGTTTTCTTTTCTTCTGGCATAGTTTCTCCTTGTTTCTATGTTTTTAGTATTGATGAAGTATATCTTCGGGGTTATCTATTTTTGCCAATACTTCATCATCGTTTAGCAATCTAACTTCACCCCCGTCAATTTGAATTCTTGATCCTGCATACCTTGCAAAAATTACCCAATCACCTTT